AATACCACGCATATTAGTTGTCCCCTTGTTGGCGTTTGGTCGAGGCATCTATCGCCTTGTGCGCGACCTCGAATATCTTCATCTTGATCCACGTCCGGAGCAAAGATGCGTGAGACAAGGCGGCTGCCCGCTCAAGCACGCGTTTTTCCTCGTCGGTCACTCTAAATTCGATCCGATGTTCCTTCATAGACGTTGAATTAACGTGTCTTTGACGCTATGTCAACGCTTCCAACCGTTCAGGTTCTGTTTACTGGCAGGAGTTGATAGAGTGCAGAGCGCGGAACCAATCGGGACGATTGCAGTTGCCCTCCAATCTGGAAGTAGACCTCGCGAGACTAGAAGGCCGTGTCAGCAAGCTGGAAGAATGGTCCAGGCGCGCTGAGGTCGAAATGAGGTCAGCGCTTGCCGAGCTTTCAAAAAAAATCGACGGGCAGGACGAGAAGCTGGATCGTCTTCTGGAGCTAGAAGCACAGCGAACGGGTTTGGTCAGAGCGGTAACCTGGATTTTCTCGTCGGGAGTTGCTATCACGGGTATCGTCATCGCTTGGTACACCAGGGTATTTCATTAATGAGCGACCAGCCGCCGCCGTCAGCCTTCCCGCTCCCGACGCCCGTTGTGCCGGTGGCCGCGACTCATGACGAACCATCATGGGCAAAGACGGTCATCAGCGCGATGGCCCTCCTGATTTTTGCCGCGGCCTTCGTGATCGCCTACCTGACCAAGACCGGCCTGGAGCTGATGCAGGGCGCGGCTGTGACGATGGGCGGAGCGGTGGTGAACTACTGGCTCGGTTCGTCGGCCGGCAGTGACAAGAAAACCAACATGCTCAATGCGAAGGTCCCGACACCATGAACCCCAAGGGCGAGCCGGGCGAACCGGATTGGAACCGCGACCACGACCATGGCAAGGGCGGATACGGCTGGGGCGGTCTGCTGAATGAGACATCCAAGCAGAGCGTGACCCCCATGAAGCCGTGGACGGGCAAGAAAGACGGATCGGTCAGGAATATCCCGAACGGGGAGGACTCGAAATGACGAGCGAGCTGAGCGTTCAACAAGTGAGGCCAAGATACGGCGAAATCGTCACGTTTTCCGACGGCGAGTCGTATACTCGGTATAGTCCAGATATATGGACATGGTTCGTCGGGGAAAGTGAAGAAGCATGGTATGACTGCGAAGACCTGGAAGCAGCCTATCAGGCATGGCAATCGGTCAACGCCGACTGATTTTGTCGAATAAGCGCTGGGCGAGGTCAACGCGTTCCAGCGCTTCGGATATCTTTTCGTCCTCTAGATTTAGCTCCAACGCGAGACTGAGATGCTGTCGGGCATTATTCAGGTCGTGCTTCGCTTTATCGAAATCGCTCCATTCTTCCATCATTCAAAAAATCTCCTTGACCGTAAATGCGCCGTCTCATATACGTCTCTTTGACGGCAATGTCAAAAGGGACAAAAGGGAAATGAAAGCGCTACTTGCAATCGCGGCTGTCGGTTTATTCGCAACACCGGCATTTGCGTGGGACACTACGAACAACACGGCGAACGTCAACAACAACCACGCCACCAGCCAAGCCGACCAACAGCAGTGGCAGACGCAACTGTCAACGTCGAATGCGGTGGGGAAAGCCAATGCAACCAACACTATTTCCATTTCTGGTGCTGGCGGCGGCAATTCCGGCGGCAACTTTCGCATGGCTCCCGACATCGCACTACCATCGATCGGCGGAGGCGGTAACGATTGTCCCACGGTCGGGTTCGGTGCCGGCGGCAGCGGCCTTGGTGGGGGAGGCGGGTTCGGCCCCTCTTGGATCAGTTCTGACTGTAACAAACGGAAGGTCACTGAACTGCTATTTCGGCTCGGTAATCAGGCCGCTGCCATCGCCTACGCCGAGCAGAACATAGACGGCGTGAAAGAGGCGTTCGCCGCGGTGCAGGCCGTCCCTGTTCCCGTCGTCATGCCGGTCATCCAGCCCGTGCCTGTCACGGATTGCACGATGCCGAAATGGCGGGACGCAAGCGGCGCCTGCCATTCTCCAGAGCCAGTGGTGAAGAAAATCAAGCACCCGAAGGCCTACTGCCCGCCTGCCCCGTCGGGGATGATGACCGACGGCGTGAAAGAGTGACCGACGATACCAAGGGCCTGGCGGTGATTCCGCCGTCAGGCCTGGCTACCCCCGCCGATGCCAGTCCGATCTTCGCCAAGGTGGTCGAGCTGGCGTCCAACCCAGGCACCAACCCGGAGATGTTCGACCGCCTCGTGGCTTGGCAGGAGCGGGAGCAGGCGCGGCAGGCTGAGACCGCGTTCAACGCGGCCATGAACGTCGCGCAGTTGGAAATCCAACCGGTCGCGCGAACCACTGAGAACAAGCAAACCAACAGCTTTTACGCCAAGCTGGAGGAGGTCGATCGGGCTATCCGGCCGATCTACCTGCGGCACGGCTTCTCGCTCTCCTACAACACCGTGGCGCCGCTGACGCCCGGCCATGTCCGCATCGAGTGCCGGTGCGCCCACGTCGGCGGGCACTCGGAACGGTTCTACCGCGAGGCGCCGGCTGACACGCTGGGGCCAAAGGGGACGCCGACCAAGACCGCGCTGCATGGCGGCGGGTCAACCGAGACGTTTCTGAAGCGCTACCTCGCATGCGGCATCTTCAACGTCGTCTTCAAGAACCAGGACGACGACGGCGTGCGCGGCGGGATGGTGCCGATCGGCCCGGATCAGGTCGAGGTGCTGCGGGCTCTGTGCCACGAGGCAGGGCAGGAGGAGACGACAGTGCTGGCGCGGCTGTTCCTCGACGCGGACTTGTTTGAGGACGTTCAGCAGGGCCAGCCGTTCCTCCAGATCAAGTCTGCGCTGGAGGCGAAGATTGCCCAAAACCGAAAGAAGGCAGCAGCACCATGATGAGGATACTCGGCTGGGCGATCGGCGGCGTCATCGTCTTCTACGTCTGCGCTTACTCCATCATAGGGGCCTATATCTGGGCATGGCTGAGCGTAAACAATCCTGATCCGGGAGACGATGATGCCAATCTTTGATTTCCAGAACCTACAGGGAACACCGGGCTGGTATAAGGCGCGGGCCGGCGTCCCAACAGCGAGCATGTTCCACGAGGTCATGACGCCCAAGACCCACCGGATGAGCGAGAGCCGGAAGAAATACGCCTGCCGGCTGATTGCAGAGCGATTGCTGAACTGGCAGTCAACGTCCCTGGACAATTTGGAGAACATACAGAACGGCAAGGCCAACGAACCGATTGCGGTTCGCAAGATGGAATTCGTATATGATATCGACACTATCCCCGTTGGCATCGTCAAGACCACTGACGGGCGGTTCGGCGCGTCACCTGATCGGATCAGCGCTGGCTGGGACATCGTTTGCGAGGTGAAGAGTCCGACGATACCCGTCCAGATGGAGCGGATCATCTTCGGTGACAACGACGCCTACATTTGCCAGCGCCAGGGGCAGTTGCTCGTGTGCGAGGCGGATAAGGCGATATTCTTCTCGTATGAGCCTCGGTGCCCTGACTACATGGTCGAGAGCGGGCGGGATGAGGTGTTCATCAAGAAGCTGTCGGATTGCCTGGAGCAGTTCAGCGATGAGCTGGAAGAGTGGACACTGCGTGCGAGGGCGGCGGGTCCATGGCAGGCCATGGTAGAAATATTGTCGCCGCACGAGACGGAATATGCAGATAGACTTGCAGAGCCAGAGTGATATCGTTAGACAGTCGCCTCCATTCAACGATCGGACGAGATATGAACGACGGACTAGTGGTTGAGCAAGCAGATGTGGAAACCGCCCCGGTATCCGCCACGCCGGCAGAGAGCACGCGGAAGAAGCGGAAGCTGGTTGTGGACCACGCCCAGAAGACTGTGGCCATCCATGACCCGAGCGGGGCTCACATCGCGACATACGATCTCGGGAATGTCGAAAGTGCGGATATCCGCGCTGCCCTGACCATGAAGGGGTTTGTGGCACATCTCCGGGACTCTGACGATCACGCAGCGGCGTTCGATGACCTGGTGAATAGCCGGGTTGCTGTCGCAACGCCGGGTCTATCGAACGATCGGCTCGCCATCGCCCACGCTCTTGCGCATCACAGCGCGGCCAAGAGCGGCGAGAAGCCCGATGTGTTGCTCCCAGCGATGATCCAGCATGCGTCCCGTCTGGACAAGGACGCGGTAAAGGTTCTGGTGAAGCGGCCGGATGTTCGGGCGCACGCCGCTCGACTGTTCGGGGCGGAGCAGGATCTGTTGCAGGTGGCGGGGCTGTAAAGCCGCTGACGACTGATCGCGGAGCGTTTAAGATAAAGGGATGACGATGAACACCGTCATGTGCATCGACGCTGCCATCTCTGCGATGAAAACGGCCGGCGGCGGCACCATAGCTTTGCCGCCCGGCGTGGTTGCCACCGATCCGACGACTGGATGCTTGACCATTACGCTCACGCCAGGCACCGTAGCCGCGCCGCCCGGCACGCTCGACGTGGCCGCGACGATCGGCCATCTTGGCCTTTCGATCGTCGACCTGCTTGTCATATACGGCGCGCTGGCGTGCGTCGTCTATGCCTTCGCGGCATTCATGATGTGGCCTCGCTTTCCCGGGAAGCTCCGGTGACCCCGAGACCTCGCTTGCACCACGGTCCAGCCGGTGTTGCGGACTGACGAGCCGGACCTATGGAACGGCCGTGGGAGAGGTCATTGTGTCCAGCTAAATCGAACAGTTGCCATGGTGGAGATATAATCCGAGTTGCCAGATGGCGGCGTGAAGCTGAGATTTAGACATCCGTTGGTCGTATCGGCTGTCGCACTGACTGAAGCGGACATCCCACCACCCACAATCGCTGCGGCGGTTCCTGACGCAGTATAGGTCGTGGTAGATACTCCCCCCGATAGTTCCCGCAACACGGCCTGGGGTTCGTGCCAAGAATACCAGAGATTAGTATTCGATCGATCGTATGCGGTTAATTGAATATCCAACGTCGCCTGTGATCCAGGTAATATATTGATGCAATTATTAGAGCTATTAGTCCCCGTGGTGGCCGCATTCCCATCGCCGGTCAATCGCCATGCCGATGAGCTATTGCTCACTTGATTGAGTGTCGCTGTGCATGTTTCGGCCTGTAGATTGTTACCCGCGTTATTGCTGCCATGGCAATCCCAGCCGAAACCATAAGCGTAAGCCTTAGCTCCGCCAGCCGTGCTATACGACCCGAACGCTTGGTTTTGATACCCGTTTGTGACTCCCGAGCCGTATCCGCCCGAAGCATTGGCATATCCCCCGGCTATGCTAGAATAAGTCCCCGCCGCAACCTCGCCCGACGTGTCCCGCACCGTTTGTAAATCTACCGCGTGCTGGCCCCTGTTCCCGCCCCTAGTCGCCGTCCCATCCGGGAGCTGCGCCAACACACCATTCAACGACCCGTCGATGCTCACCGCGATATTATAATCGCTGGCCGAATACGATGATGCCCCGGTTCCCAATGTCGGCAACGGTGTCCCGTTGTTATAATCCATCCAGGCAAACTCATCGTTATTAGACCCGTAGGTGTAGGTATCGGTGCCTCGAATAATTATCGGCTGCTGGCAGCTTATATAATTCGTTCTGTTGCTATAAGCCGGTCCATTGCTCGAAGTGGATAGGTTTGATCCGTTCGAGATTACGCAGTCACCGTATCCTGTGGCCGGCGTAACGTAGTAATTTTGTAACCACTCAAAATAGTCGTGGTCAGCGTTTCCAAGGGATAAACAATCGCCATATTGGGTATAGCAGATCACACGGTGGAAGATATTCAGCGCATTGTTGCCCACGCCGCCGCCGCTGCCCGTAGCTGGGCCAGACCCGCCTGCAACAATAAGTGGCGCGTGACCGGTGGAGTTCAGTCCTTGAACACTGATGTCTCCCCACGAAATCGTATTTGTCGTGTAGGTCTGAGCGGTATCGAAGCGAGCCCCCTCGCCAGCTATGCCGATCGAGGCGCCGCTTGCGACACCTCCCGTCGTGGTCATGGATTCGCTGCCGACTGTTTGAGAATTATTGACTGTCCATGTTCCCGCACCCTCAACAGTGCCAGCCGCGCGACCAGTAATCACAGTGCCTGCGGTGACACCCGATCCGTTAAGGGCCATACCAATGTCAAGAGTTCCGGTTACAGCGCTCGTCGTCAGCGTCGTCCCGCTAATTGCTCCGGTAAATGACGTGGACCCTAATACATGAGAGCTTAGAGTGATACTTCCGCTGCTATAACCTAGAACATACGTTCCGCGCAGTATGTTCGTTCCTGTTATTGCTGCACCCAACTCCAGGCCGGGGTAAGCTAGAGTAGAGGAAAATGTGAGAACATTGCTGCCAGCGCTAGTAGACGAACTTGTAGTAGCTACGTATTCAGCGGGTTCATTGACCGCGATGTCGTCTTTATAAAAAGACGTAGATTTTTGGACAAATGCTGTGCAGCCTGGTATCCGGTTACAATCAAGCATTACACCCTGAAGACCTGATCCAGTCAGCCCAACACTGCTAGAAGTATTTTCCACCGGGGAGATACGGTATATCGTTCCGGTAAATCCGGTGTAATTAAGGAACCTTGAAGAGAAGCTTGACCCGTTATCTCCAACACTGTAAATTAACTGACTACTATTTGTCGACGCGACAACGTTGCATTGATTATATGGGTTGACAACGCCCTCAGAAAAGTTTCCCGTCCCAGGAGGAACACGTATGGTGGCACCATTTACGAGAGTGCCGCAATAATTTATCGCAGCCTGAACGCCGACGCTATCCGATTGCTGAGTTAACGACGTAACAAACGGGTATACAAGCTGGGCCGCCGACAAAGAAGGGAATCGCCCTGAAAGCGGATGCGAACTACCGTCAAAAATAGCGCCAAAATCCAGCATAGAAAGTTGGTCGCCAGAATGTGACGCAGGCGAACGCTGGACTAAACCGCCTGTGGCTGCGTAGGGAAAGTTCCCGATAGAAAACGGCTGCGCCCAGGCTGGAAGCGCGAACAGGCTAAGGCAGGACGCCAGCAACAGTCTCTTCACGCTACGCCCCCTTCTCCGCCGAGCGTGATCGCTACCGCGTAAGTGAATGTGTCCAATAGATCATCGGCGCGGCGCGCGGCGTCTTTGTCGCCGACCCGGAACCCCACGACCTGGCTCCACAGATGGTTGCGGGTCGCGCCTTTGTAGCCCATCACCTTGTTGTAGGCGATGTCGGAGAACTTTACCTCGCCGCGGTAGACCGGGCCGGAGGCGTTAATAGCGCGAATATCCTTGCCCGCCATCGTCAGCTTCGCCGGGAGCGCGGCGGCGGGCCACCCACGCAGCGTGCATTGCTGGAGCAGAATCGCACCCGATTGCGCGTCCTCGATGTAGGCGCCGATCGACCCGAACCTGGCGCGGCATTCCTTACTCAGGTGCTCCAGCCGGGCGAACACCGAAGGTATCCACGTCTCCAGCATGGCGCCCTCGACCTGCACGATCTCCCAGTCCAGCACGACGAGCTTGTAAGCGTCGTGATGCGCAGGCAGGACGGCGTAATAACTGACGGCCGTAGCGTCGTGCTCCTGGCCCGTCTTCACCGCGGTATCGATGACCGCGAGCACGGCGTCGCATACGCGGGGGTAGGGGACCGGTTCGTCATTGACCAGCAATCGGCTACGCTCGAAGAACGCCGTCCCGGAGAAGTCCACAAACTCCGCGAGGTATTCCTGCTGGTAGACCAGGGGATGGTTCCCCGTGCGCTGGTCTTCAAGATACTCGGCGCTGACGAGCGGGTTGGACGCGGACGGCGCGTAATGCTCACGCCAGTTCAGCTTTTCTTTTTCGTCGTTGCAGATACGCCAGAAGAAGTTTTCTCCGGCGATACCGTTAGGCGTGGAGAACACCCAGACGGCGTAGTTCGTTTTCGTCGCCATAGTAGGGCGAATGGACTTTTCCCAGATGCCCCACATCTGGCTGTCCTTGGTCCAGGCAGCCTCGTCGATCATGACGAGATCATATTCGCGCCCGCGTGCGGCGAGCTCATTGTCATTCAGCGACCAGAAATCTATCTGCCCGTCGCGGACCTCGGTCGGCTTGCCATTGATAGTTACAAGGCGGGGGCCGCCGTTCGGCATACCCAGGGCTGTCTTGATAATCACGTCGCTGCGCGCCTGGCGCAGCATGTCCCCGAGAATACCGCGTAATGCCTGATACGGCTCGAAGAGCTGTTTGTGCTCTGGCGTGAACAGCCCTACCTTGCGCCCTTTGGCCGCCGCGTTGGCCGCGAGCGTGACCATCATCAGGGTTTTCCCGAACCTTCTACCGCACCTTACCGCGTTGAGCCTGCTACGATTGCGGAATACTGCGACCTGGCCAGCGTGGAACGTCGGCAGGATGACGCGAATTTGGGGAGCAGGCATCACGTGGTTATCGTATTCCCGTTGCCCCAGACGCGGACGTAATCAATGTTGAAATTACCATTTGTCCCGTATGGACCACCAATTTTGAGATACAGCGGTCCGCAGGGATCGAGGTAATTCCAGCCCGAAGCGCCGCCCGTGCCGGTAGGTATTTGCGTCGACGAGTAAGGCGCCCCGCCGTCGGCGTTGTAGATCGTTTGCGCGACGTTATCGAAGTAGCAGGTCACATACCCGGTGTTCGTGCCCGTCTTCACCCAGAGAAATCCGAACAAGTGCCAGTTGGTATCGATGGCCGTGATCTTGAACGTCCCACCGGAGCTAGTGCCGTATTGTCCGCCCCCGCTCGCCGGCTCCGACCCCGTACTCGCGTTCCACTCATGGGCACTAAATGCCTGGTAGTTCGTGGGGTAGCCGAAGTTGCCACAGAACGTCTCGAAGAAATCAACCTCTTGGTATTGCTGGTTCACCACCTGTTGTGAATCAGCCCAGAGTGCGAACCACATGTTATTGAACGATGTGTTCGGCTGGCACTGCGCGTAAATCTCGATGTAGCAGTAAGCCCAGTTGCCGAACCCGGGGTTGGTGTTGCTCCCCCCTTGGCCCTGCGTGCTCTGCGGCGTCGAGCATATCGTCACGTTGCCGGTATTCGTGTTCGGCCCGTTCAGCGTCAGGATGCCGCCAGCCGGCGAGGCGAAGCTCCCGCCTCCGCTGTTACCATTGTTCACCGCCGCGGCGGTAAGCCCCGGGCTGACAGTGATGTCGCTGGCCTGCGTGCTGGCCTG